CCGTCGCGCACCACCTGTGCATTAAAGATGCACACGTCCACAATCGGGTCGAGCGCGGCGAGCGTCCCCAGCGTCCCCGCCGTCACGCGGCACTCGGCCTTGGCGCCAACCGGCCAGCTTAGACCACCGGCCGGCTTTGTCAAGCCCGTACCCTCCTGCCTGCGCTCGACAACGACGGTGTTCGAGTTCTGTTGGTGGCCCGTGACCTTAACTATCTCTATGCCGCCATTCCCGTTGTCCAGCGTCAGCAGCAGCCAGTCGCCGTTATCAATCACCGGCAGGTCGCCGCCGTCGTCCAGCGTCAGCACGGTGGCGTTGCTGCCCGCCGCCGCCGCCAGCGTTGTCGAGAAGTTGTTTACGAACAGTTGAGGCATACCGCCCTCCCTACTGCTGCGTAATGGTTATCGCGCCGTAGGACGTGTTGGCCACGCCGCCGGCGAAGGCGAGCTGGTCGCCCGCGCCCACGACCTTCGGCACGGCCAGCGGGCAGAACTCGATGGGGTTCCCCGCGCTGGCCGCGTCAAAGATGCACAGCCCCCAGGCGGCGGTCGCAACGGGGAACTGCACGGCGGCGAGGTTGGATATTTTGCCGGTGTTCCCGGTGCTGGCGGACGCGGAGGTGGACAGGTTGCAGCCCATGACCGCCGCGAGTGAGCATGTCCACGTCTGCCTTGCGTAGGCCCCGCCCGAAGGCTCCGGGATGGTGCCGGCGGCAAGCAGGTTGGTGGCCTCTGTCCAAACCACTGTGCCGTCCGTGACTGTGCCGCCGTCGGTCGTCGGCCACGCTGGCTCGGACGCGCCGGTTGTCCCTGCGGTCGTGACCTTGTAGACCCTGCCGTTGGGCGTGGATGGCCAGGCGTACTTGTTCACGGCGTAGGCGGTGGAACTCAGCCTGACGCCGCTGTTCGGGAAGTCCGCGCCGCCTATGAGGCCGATAAAGAGCGAAGGCGCGGCAGACCACGAGAGGGTCTTGCTGTTGATGGTCGCGCTCTGCCCACGGAAGAACACGTCCTGTATCCTGTTTTTGAAGAAGTCGGTTATGTGGCCCATCAGGGCACCTCCTGGAATGTTGCGGTTATTGTGTTTGAGCCGAAAGCGTCCCAAGTGCGCGTCCACTCGCCCTCGGTGACGTACTTCTTCGGCGGCATGTTTGCGTCGGTGCCTATCCTTGCGAGGAACGGCTCAACGCCGCCCCTCTCCATGAAGAACGCGAGTATCTGTTCCGTCTCTGCGTCCGTGCGGCCGGAGAACGTCACGTTGACGGTCTCCAGCATGGTGTTGAAGCCGCGCCCCATGCGCTGCGCGTAGCCGTCCCCGAAGTCAACCTTGGAGATGCGCGGCGCGGTGCCCGCCTTCGTCGAGTAGTCGGGCTTCGGCAGGAACACCGGCAGCGTCGGCAGCGGCTCGCTTGGCAGAATCGGGTTAATCACAGGCCGCCCCCTCTGGAGAACACGGGATTGAGCGAGCCGCCCTGCCGCTGCTCCTTGCGTATGGTCTCCTTGACCATGCCCTCGATGCCCTTGGCCATCTGCGCCCACGGCTGTGAGCCGCCGCCGGACACCTTGCTGTCGGAGTTGCCGGCGCTTATGTGCTGCACGATGGTGACGTGGGTCTCGCCGGCCCCGCCGCCCTGTGCCAGGCGGTTGTTCGGGATGATTGCCCCGGCGGTCTTGGAGACGAAGAGTTCAGGCCCGCGCTCCCCGACCAGATACGTGGAACCCGGCAGCACGGAGCCGCCGGCGGCTTTCGGGCCTGATACTGACGGGATAATGCGGTAGTCGGGCAGGCTGCTAAAGTTGCTTGCGCTGTAGGCGTTGCCGCCGCTTGGCCCGAACATGCCGCCGATTGCCCCGAACACCACGTCGAACACGTATTTCTTCATAATCGCCCGTTCCATGTCCAGCAGCATGTCCCCTATGACGCGCCGCATGGTGTCCCGCAGCGTCACCCACGACCGCCCCACGCCGTCGAGGTTGTTCATCCAGTTCACCAGCGCGTCGTTCATGCGGTCGCCTGTGCCCTGCACAATCACGCCCATCTGGGCCATGGCGTCGCCCTGGTCGGCTAGTGCCCGCATGGTGTCCACGTTGAGTTTATTCAGCGCCTTGCCGTACTCGTCCGAAGACAGCATCGCGTCTTTGTAGGCCTCTTTTATCAGCGCGAGTTCCCGCCTGTAGCTCCGCATCGGGTCCAGCGCGTCCTTGATTTCCCGCGCCTTGCGGCCCCAATCAGTGAGGTTTTCATACGCGCTGGCGGTGAGCCTGGCTGCGGCCAATTCTTTTTCTTTGCTTGTCAAGTTGTCGAGGGACTCCACGTACTCATTAATGGCAACCTTGGCCTCCCGTATGCGCTTCGCCTCGTCCGCCTCCTTGAAATACTCCGGCGCGAACTCTCGTATCGGTGCCTCCAGTCGCTTGGCTTTGCTCTGCTCTTTGAGCTTGCTGGCAACGTCCTCCGTGATTACGCCTTGCTCTTTCCACTTTTCCAGTTGCTTGCCCAGTTGCTCGTTCTGCTGCTTCAGCAGCGCCGCTTCCAATCCTGCAAGGTTTAGCCCCATGCCCCTTGCGGCGTTCACGGCTTCGGTCAGCGCGGACTTCTTTTCTAGTTCCTCCATTCCGGTGACGGCGTTCCCCAGCCTTTGCCTTGTTTCGGCGAAGTCTTTGTCTTTCAGTTTGAGTTTCTTTTGCAGCGTTGCGATTTCTTCCTCGACGGCCTTTTTGAACCGCTGGCTGTCAGTCAGCCCCGCGTCGGCAATCTCCCTCTCTTTGTCTTTGACTTTGTCGAGCAAGGCGGTCTTCTGCTCCCTGAGCCTGTCCGTCTCCGCGCGCTGCTTGACGATTGCCTCCTGCTTTTTGTATTTGCTTATCAGGTCTTCTACCGCCTGCGCTGCTTTTTTATCGCCATCAAACAACCCTAGCTTCGTTGCCTCATATCTGATTTGCACCTCGCGGGACGCGCCCAATAAATCAATCTCTTTCTTTAGGCCTTCTAAGAATTTCGTCTGCTCATCAGTGTGCGATGCTTTAGCTCTGTTCACGTTGTTTTCTGCGGCTACAAATGCATTAGAGGCAGCGATTACTACAGAACGTGCATTTGCCGCCTCTGTTTCCGCTTGCGCCAACTCGTTTGCATATGAACTCTTGCGTTTGTCCTTTTTAGGTCGCCACTGGATTTCTCTCAATTTACTCTCCGCTGCGTTACTTAATGCTTCAGCGGCTTTAAGGTTTGCCTCCGCCAATTTGAGCGGCGTAAGCGCCTCCCCGGTCAATCTGACGGTGTAGCTGCCGTCCTGGAGTTTGTTTAGTTCGCGCCGCAGGGACGGCAGTATGTCAATGGCCTTCTCTATAGCCTTGTTCCACTCGTGCTGCGCCACCGCACCGTCCTTCAGGCGCCCGGTGCCGTCCGCCACCATCCCGGCGATTGCGCTCCCGTTCTGCACCATTGCGGCTATGCGCTCCCGGTGGAGTTCCGCGACCTTCTCCTTCTGTTCGTCGATGCGCTTCTTTTCGTTTGCCTCCTCCTCCAGCGACCTTTTCTGGAAGTAGCCCCACGCCAATGTGCCAACGGCTATCAGAGCGGTCAGCCAGCCTATGCCTGGGAGCGTCTTTATCGCAACGCCAAGCGTCCGCGTGGCGTTGGTGGCGACCACAGCCGCCTTTGCCTCTCCCAACAGCGCAAGCCTGTTGGTGACATGCCCTGCGGCCTCCGCATACTCCGCCGCCGTCAGGTTGCCGCTTGTCTGTGCCGCCGCCAGCTTCTCCAGCGTCAGCCTGTTTGTGGCCATGGCCTCATCGTACATTGCCAGGACTTCCATTTTTCTGATTACGGCCAACTCCGCCGCGCCCTTCGCCTCAATCTTGCTGATGCCCGCCGCCGCCTTGCTTGCGCTGATGCATTTGAGCTTGGCGTCGGCCCAGTCAATGAGTTGCGGCACCTTCATGGCGGCGTGGATTAGTGCCAGAGCGCCCGCGCCGACGACCGCAACCTGCGCGAAAGCCTTTATCCGCAGCCCCCACTGCTCGATGCTCTCCTTCCCTTCGTCAAGGGTCTTGTTCGTGCCCTTCAGTGCCTTCGAGAGTGTGTCCACCGCCTCGGCATATACCGGCTGGAACACCCCGCCGAGCGTCACCATCAAGTCCTCAGTCAGTCGGGTCATGGTCTGCGCCTGTTTGCCCGCTTTGTCCATCGCCTGTTCGTATATGCCCGTGTAGCCTGCGGCCCCCTCCAGCACGGCGTTTGTCCTCGCCAGCGTCCTCTCCTGGTCTGTCAGGTCGCCGGCGGACTTGTGGAGGGTCTGCGCGAGGCTCTTGTAACTGTCGTCAAATTGGATGTTCAAGCCCAGTGTGCGGAGTATGACCGAATTCCCGCTCTGGATGCCGTGTATGAGCCTCCCAAACGCCTCGCTGGAGTTGATGTTGCCGACAACGGCTAGGTCTTGCGCCGCCCTTGCCAGCTTTGACGACTGCGCCAGGTCAATGTTCGCCGTTGCCATTGACGCAAGAGACTGGCGGCTCTCCAGCGCGGATATGCCTGTCCGCCTGAGCGTTGCTTCCAGCCCCATCATCTGCTGTGCGCTGTAGCCAGCATTGCGCCCCGCCACCTGCATGACCACACCAAGCGTGTCGTATCTTGCGGCCAGGAGCATCGTCTCTTTTGCAAAGTTCTTCGCCCAGGCTGCGGCTTGGGTGAACACATTGCCAAGCGCGGTGGCCATACCCATGCCGACCTTGGTCATGTTCTGCATGTCGCTCGTTGCCGACCTGACGGACGTGCTGTCAACCGCTATGGAGAGCCGTGCTATATCTTCGCTGGACATTTACACTCCTACTGCGGTATGCTTGGGGCAAGGGGGCATCAAAATGTTCTGGCTGTTCCTGTTTGTGGCGTTGTTGCTGCTGGTGTTTTGCAGCAAGGCGGTTCTCCGCAATCTAGCGGTCAGTGCAACCGTGGCGCTTGGTATGCTTGCAGTCCTTGTCTGCTTTGCCCTGTTCGGGTTTTGGGCGGTGCTTGTTCTATCGCTGCCGGTGGGTCTCGGTGCCATTTTGTTCATCGCCGAGATGTACGACCAAGCCCAACGCGCAAAGCAATAGGGCTGTTTGGGCGTGAAGCGGTGCATCATCACTTCTCCCTCTCCGAATACGCCTCCAGATACGCCCCGTCCAGCGCCCTGATCGCGTCCACCTCGAAGCCCCGCAGAACGACGCCCTTCAGCTCCATCCACGCCCGAATCTCCGAAAAGGTTATTGGGTTCGGCCCGTAGCCGTTGCCGGTTCGGGCGCTGTGCAGTTCCAGGAACCACCGCCAGACGTGCGCGGCCTCCAATGGGATTTCGCACTCGTCCAGTTCCTTTGGCCGCTGCCCCGTGCGCCGCTCGACCGCCTCCAGGTGTTCCCGGACTGTTGCCCCGCCGTGCGGCGCGTCCAGCCTGAATGTGGCCTTTGCGGCAGCCAGGAGCCTGTCCGCTACTCCCTGAAGAAAAAACCTTCGTCGCCCAGGGCGGCCAGCACCTGAAGCGCGAACCAGTCCTGCGCGTACAGGTCGGGGAGCAGCTTGGCGTCGAAGGGGACGTCGCCGCCCGTGTCCACGTCCTTCACGCCCTCCCAGCCGATTGTCCGGCGGCACATGGCCTCTTTGAATTCGGCGTCGGGGTCGCCCCTGTAGTCGCGCCGCGCCCTGCGGTCGTTTATCTCCCGCGTCCAGCCCTTTGTCGCCTCGTGGTCGGGCCCGGCGATTATGAGCGCCCCAAGCGGCTCCTTCGTCGCGGGGTGGTAGAGCCCCACCTTCGCGGTGGCGTTGGGCTTCTTTGCCAGTGACAGTGCCATGCTTGCTCCTATTCGGTTTCAGTGCGGGTTATGGACAGCGGGACTTTGACGTTGTCGGCGACCTCGCCCACTTCCGCAGAGAAGGGCAGGTCAATCAGCAGGTCCTTGGGGTCTGACAGGTCTTCGGGCGCGCTGGTAAGCAGCAGCCTCGGCAGCAGGAACGTGTAGGACGGCCCGCGCCCTCCGTCGGTCGCGCCGAATATAGTCACCTCCAGCCGTATGCGGTCTTCGCGGTGGAACTTGTTCCACCAGTCGGTGTCGGTCGGCCGTATGGTCATGCTGCCCGTGACGTCGAACTTGCCGGCGTTGGCGGCCGTTGGCTCTTTGTGCCCCAAAACGGTCTGCATGTCTATCTCGCGGGTTATGTCCAGCGTCAGCGCGGTCATAATGTCCGACCTCTCGCCGTCAATCGTGAATACGCCGTCCCATGACGCGGCGGCCATGGTGTCGGGCGCCTGCGTGACATGCTCCGTGGCGGTCGCGCCGCCCACGCTCGACCAGCACGTGACGCTCTCTTCCGCCTCCGGCCTGCGCTCCTTCGCCTGGAAGCTGGCGGACGCTTTGACGAGGCCATTCGGCTCAAACGAAAGGCTCACCTTCTCCAGCACCACGCCCGTGTAGAGTATGTGCCGCTCAAACGTCCTATGCTCCAGGAACAGGCTCTTTGGAGTGAACGTCTTGCCGGCGTGCAGCTTGTTCCCCGCCCATGCGCTGTGCAGGATGGCGGCCATGATTGGGTCATGGTGCCCGGGGACGACCTCGAAGCCGAATTCGCCCTTTATCTCCGTGGCCCCCATTCTGGACTGGGCGCGGAATGGACGGGCTGCGCGGTGCGCTACACGCGCAAGGTGCTGGAGGCGTGGATAGAGGCGCAGGCGGAATTCAGCGACACGACCGAGGCGGCAATGGCAACGCAGTGACCGCGCAGGTCTTCACGCGAAAAGGGCGGCTAAATGCCGCCCTCTTTTTTTGCTGGCAAGTTGCATTGTGGTTGCACAGAGGAAAAACTTGGCGGCAACCAATACACCGAAACACGCGCCGTGCTTGGCTTTACCTCCCCCCGTTTATGCTCCTAAAGATTTTCTCGTAAGTGATTGACTCGGCCGCTAGGCGCAGGCGCTTGACGTTTTCCACGCACACTTCTGTGGTGTAGGGGTCGGACTTCAGTATTTCCATTGCCTCTGCGATGTAGGAGTCCAGCGGCATGGCGTTGGGGTCAGAGGTGCCATCTATCAACTGGGTGTCCACGTACGGCGGTATCAGCTCCACCACCTCGATGTTGGTCCTCTTGAGCTGGTGCCGCAGGCTTTCCGTGTACGAGTGGAGGGCGGCTTTTGTCGCGCAGTACGTCGGAGTGGAGGCCATCGGCACGAACCCGAGGCCCGATGTGACATTGACAATGGCGGCGCGCGGCTGGTTCAGTAGGTGGGGAAGCAGATCGGCGGTCAGGCGCAGGGGGCCCAGGAAGTTCGTTGCGACCATGTCCTCCATGTCTGTCCAATCGCGCCGTTCCAGCAGATTCTCGGCCTTCATTATCCCGGCGTTGTTTATCAGCACGTTCAGACTGGGGTGCTCTTTCAGAATCCAAGCAACGAACTGCCTGATTTGGTCGGTGTGCTGCAGGTTCAGCGCGTACGAGGCCATGCCCGGGTTGTTTTTCACCGCCTCCTCCAGCACGTCCCTGCGGCGGCTTGCGATGATCACTTTGTTTCCCAAGGCGAGGAATGCTTTGGCAAGGCCGAGCCCGATGCCCGTCCCTCCGCCGGTGATGAGGATTGTGTTGCCTTCGGTCTTCATGTGGCTCCCCGAACTGATGTGTGACCAGGATTACTTGGGTGGAACGCTTCGGCGCCGACCGGGCCGAGTGGCGCCCGGCGGACCAGAGCAAACGTATCGAACCATTCTACTTGGATAACCGTTTGGGTGTGCCACCCCGCCGGTGACTTCCAACGAAAAGGGCCCCAAAAAAGATGCATGAATCAATTATTGCACACCTATCGCACAAAAATGGTTCAAACTGTAGGTTCATTGTTGGTAGCGGGAGAGACTCCGATTCGGCAGTACGAGGGGGCACGATGATAAACATTTCGCTGTTCGGTCCGCCAGGGGCGGGCAAGGGCACACAGTCCGAAGCCTTGGTGAAGGCGTTCAACCTGCACTACATCTCCACCGGCGATCTGCTGCGGAAAGAAATCGCGGCGGGCAGCAAACTGGGGCTGGAGGCCAAGGGGGCAATCGCGTCGGGCGGCCTGGTCTCCGATGAAATCATCGTCCAGATCATCGAAAAGAGCATCACCGAGCATCCCGAGGCAAACGGATTTCTGTTCGACGGGTTCCCCAGGACTTACATCCAGTGCTACATACTGGAGGGCCTGATGGACAAGATGAACACTTCGCTGAGCTGCCTGATAAGCCTTGAAATCGACGAGGAAGTGTCCGTGACC